AAAGAACTCTATCATTGTGGAAAAATTGTTTAAAAGATGAGACTCGTCCCATTGCAAAGGCTAAGATTGGTAAAACTCGTTTGTTTACGGCTGTACCCTTGGACACTGCTATACTTTCAAGAGTTTACTTCGGTAAATTTAAAGAAGTGTGGCAGGCTAAGAGGGCAATGCTGTTTCATTCGGTTGGAATCAATCCCACGTCTTTGGAATGGACTGAACTTGCTAACTATATGAAAAGTAGAGGAAGCGATTTTTACGATGCTGATTTCGGAGCATATGACGGACGTTTACGTCCCGAGTTCATGGAAGCAGCTGGTAAAATCGTCTGTGATACGATTTGTGAAGTTACAGGTTCTTATGAGGATCGTCTCGCAATGACAACATTATGGGATGAATATATAAGGACATATCAGATTAGTGGAAGAGATGTTCATTTAGTAAAACATGGGAACCCTTCAGGTAATCCTATGACAACTGTTATTAATTGTATTGTTAATTTGTTATATCATTGGTGGTGTTATATTAAAATTACTGATAAAAGAGATCTGAATTCATTTAGAAGAGATGTTGCTTTCACCTGTTTTGGTGATGATGTTATTTATTCAACTAATTCAAAAATTACTAATTATTCATTTGATAACGTAGCTAAATTCATGCAAATTTTAGAACAAGATTATACTGTTGCAAGTAAAGATTTAGATTCAGAAACTACTGCTAAAAACCTTGATGAAATTACCTTTTTGAAACGTAGATTTATTAAAAATTTTAATTTGTATCTTGCTCCTATTGATCAAGAATCTATTGAACAACAATTTAATTATACTAATATTGCCCCTAAGGATTTTGAGAAAATTAGAGTACAATTAGATGAAGCTATGTTAGAAGCGGCTGCTCATGGAAAGAAGTATTACGATACATTCGTTAGTATTGTGAGTGATGCTATTAAAGATCGACTTTTCCTTAGAATGCACATTGGATGTCATTTCCAATCGTATTCGAAGGCTTTTGAATGTCTTATAGACAGGGTCACTTCGTGACTAAATTCAAAAGGGTCATCTTTAGTACCACTTACTTATGGTATTAAAATGAATGTATGTAATACTACTTTCCTTTGCAGACACTTTGTGTCAACTGTTCCCCA